AGCCAAATATCAAGATTTGTATATCAACGAAAAACTGACATCCAACGCATAACACCATGGCAACAGCTAAGGAAATAAAAGAGGCAAAAGAACGGTTCAACGCACTATGCCGGGAAATAGAAACGGCGCAATTTACAAGAGCGGAGGAAACATTAACAGACCGTCAAAAGCGTATTAAAGGGCTATTAAAAGACTATTCAAAGTTTGTTGAATACTATTTTCCGCACTATTGCACCAAGAAAGACGGCACAATATCGCACTGCGCACCGTTTCATAAAGACGCCGCCAAAAAAGTATTGAAAGATGGAAATATTAGAGCCGTTTTTCAGTGGGCACGAGGACACGCCAAAAGTACCCATTTGGACGTAATGATACCGCTATGGCTGTTGGCACAGAAAAAAGACCTATTAAATGTGATGGTACTTGTTGGCAAAAGTGAAAGCAATGCCGCCGTGCTGCTTGGAGATATACAGGCAGAGTTGCAATACAATTACAGATATATAGATGACTTCGGGGTGTATTACAATCAGGGAGATTGGGCAGAAGGGCATTTTGTAACAGCACAAGGGCAGGCGTTCTTTGCATTAGGACGGGGTCAAAGTCCGAGAGGTCTTAGATACAGGGAACACCGTCCCGACTATATCGTAATAGATGACCTTGATGATGACGAAATCACAAGAAACGACCAACGGGTAAGGGAGCTTACCGAATGGGTAAAAGAAGCATTATTCGGTTGCTTTGGTCCTGATGGTGGACGGTTTATAATGGTGGGAAACCTAATAGCCAAAAATTCCGTGCTATACAACATGAGTCAAACCAAAGGCGTAACAGTAACACGGGTAAACATCACAGACAAAGACGGAAAACCATCGTGGCCGGATGTTTGGAGCCCGGAGCGCATAGAACAAATGAAAGAGTTTATGGGTTACAGAGGATTCCAACGAGAATACATGAACAACCCGATAACAGGCGGGGCAGTATTTAAAGCCGAATGGATAAGATACAAACCCGTATTGAAATGGAAAGAATACGACAGCATTGTAGCATATTGCGACCCATCATTTAAAGCCACCGACAAAAGCGACTATAAAGCCGTGAAAGTGTGGGGCAAAAAAGGTTCTGAACTGCATTGCTTAAAAGCCTTTTGCCGACAATGCACCGTGGGAGAATTAGTGCGGTGGTTCTATGATCTGCACGAGGTAGCCATAAAACAGGGCATTGTGATAGACTACTACATCGAGGCAAACATGCTACAAGATATGCTATTAGATGAGTTTGCGGCTGAGGGTGAAAAGCGCGGGTTTCAATTGCCAATAAGAGCCGACAAACGCAAAAAGCCAGATAAATATGCACGAATAGAAAACGTATCGGCACTTTGGGAACGTGGGTTTGTATGGTACGACATCAAGCAAAAAGATGATGCGGATTTTCAGGCGGCATTGGAGCAAACCTTATCATTTGAAAAAGGGATGCGTGGACACGATGACGCGCCCGATGCCGACGAAGGTGCAATCTTTATACTCCAAAAAGCAGCAAGAGCGCATCTCTTTGAGCCCGAAATAGGCAGAAGAAATTCTCCGAGGAATGCGTATTAACAATTGACAATGGACAATGGACAATTGACAATGGACAATGCCTTTAATTATCAATTGTCAATTATCAATTGTCAATTAAAAATGCCTTTAATTATCAATTGTCAATTATCAATTGTCAATTAAAAAAAATAATAGAAATGGACTTTTTAACAATAGATGACATCAGGATAGTGGTTGATGAAGATACCTTTGAGGTAATCAACCAAGGCAGCGCGGAAAGCCTCGACCTTGCAGAACGTGAGGCCATAGAGGAGATTTCGGGATATTTGCGGAGTCGTTACGACTGCAACGCAATATTCAGCGCAACAGGCACAGACCGCAATCAACAGATTGTAATGATAACTAACGATATAATGCTGTATCACCTTGTATCGTGGTTGCCAAAACGTTTGGGCTATGAAATACGAGAAATCCGATATAACATGTGGCTAAAATGGCTTCAGGAAGTACAAGCGGGAAAAATAACACCAAACCTTCCGGGCTATCAATCGAGCGACGGAACTGGCGAGGATACCTCACATTATAGATTCCAATACGGAAGCATGAAACACCAACCCAACGTATATTAATTGACAATGGACAATTGACAATGGATAATTCATAATTCATAATTCATAATTCAGAATTCAGAATTCATAATTCACAATTCGTAATTCATAATTAACCATGAAGAATTTAGACCCGAAAATATTGGCGACTGTAGTAAAACGCAGTCAAAATCTGTATCAGAAAGATATACAGCAATGGCGCAACGCATGGCAACAGGCATTGAGCGTAGAAAATCCATCTCGCAACAGGCTGTATGAAATATATGATGACATCATAACAGACCAACACTTAAGCGGTGCAATCAATCAGCGTAAAGACATGGTGTTGCAAAAAGAGTTTTATTTTACAGACCTCAAAAACGGCGAAAGAGTACAAGAACCGATAGATTATTTTGAGCAAACATGGTTTAAAGACCTTTTGAATTATGTTTTGGACTCGATATATTACGGGTATTCGCTAATAGAACTTGGCAATATAACAGACAACGGATTCGACAAAGTGGCATTGATACCGCGCAAAAACGTGGTGCCAGAATTTGGAATAATCAAAAAAGACATCTACGACCATGTAAGCAAAGGTATCAAGTACACCGAAGAACCATTTAACACATGGCTAATAACAGCAGGCAGAGCGGATGATTTGGGCAAACTCTTGGGATGCGTACCTTCAGCCATAGCCAAACGCAATGCGCTTGCGTATTGGGACGAATTTGCACAGCTCTTTGGCATACCTGTAAGAATAGCCAAGACAGGCAGCCGAGACAGCACCGAAATCAACTCTATAAAAAACATGCTTGAAAACATGGGACCGGCTGCATGGGGTTTGTTTCCTGAAGGTACGGAGCTGGAATTTGTGGAAAACACCAAAGGCGACGCCTTCAACGTGTTTGACCGCAGGATAGACCGTGCCAACAGCGAAATGAGCAAAGGTATATTAGGACAAACAATGACATTGGATTCGGGTTCGAGTCTTAGTCAATCGGAGGTGCATTTGTCGGTACTTAAAAACCTCGTGGAAAAAGATGCCGACATGGTGAGAGACGTGATCAACGGACAACTATTGCCAAAGATGCACAAATTGGGTGTTAATATTGGAGATATACGATTCGACTGGGTGAATGATACGCAATACACACCGGAACAACAGCTCCAAATGGAACAAATGCTCCTTAGTGCCGGGTATGAAATAGACCCGAAATATTTCACCGACAAATACGGAGTGCCGATTACTGGGAAGAGGACAATTGACAATTCACAATTGACAATTGACAATGGACAATTGAGAATGGACAATGGACAATTGAGAATGGATAATTCACAATTCACAATTCATAATTCACAATTGACGACTGATAGTTTTTTCGCTTAGGGGCGCAATCCCGAAAAAACTATTATGAAACACTCAATAAGGCACTAAGGGAACTTTATGCAATTGACAATGAACAATTGACAATTGACAATGAACAATTGACAATTCACAATGAGGGAGAAACTGTCAATTTGATACATGTGGATTTTGATGATGACTTTGATGATTCGTATTACGAACAAGCGGCAGAACAGATATACGACAATGGCGGATATAATCCCGAAATGCTATCGACGCAAAAGGGCAGCGCATTGATAAACGAAACCTTCAGGGTGTTTAATACAGCCATCGACAAAGGATTGGGCGAAGAACCTGACCCGGCAGTATCAGCGGCATTGAGAGAAAACGCCTTTATCTTTTCGGGTTTTAAGACACATGCCGAATTAGAACAGGTGTCGCAAATGCTGACAGATGAAAAAGGTAATATAAAACCGTTTAATGAGTTTTTAAACGATATTCAAAGCATCAACAAAGACTACAACCATAACTACCTAAGAACCGAATACAACCAAGCATTGCAGGCGGCGCAGATGGCAGGCAAGTGGGCAGACTTTGAGAAAAACAAAGACTTTATCAACCTTCAATATCGTACTGCCAACGATGAAAGAGTCCGTGCATCACACCGCATACTACACGGGACAACATTGCCGGTGGACGATCCATTTTGGAAACAGTACACACCGCCAAATGGTTGGGGTTGCAGGTGCACGGTGGTAGCAGTTCTTAAAGACGATTACCCCGTGCAAGACAGCCACGGAAGCATAGCCAAAGCCGAAAGTTGCTTTAAGACACCAAAAGAAAAGATGTTTAAAGAGAATTTGGCAGAGAAAAAACGACTGTTTCCAAGTAAGCACCCGTATTTGCCAAAGTCTTGTAACAGTTGCCCGCTAAACAACGGGAAACAGTTGGCAGGAACAGACGGGAAAAAGGATTGTAACAGCAAAGTCTGTAAGGTAATTAAGGACTTTAAGGAAAAGGTAGAAAACACAAACTCTGTTACAGATAAAAACAGAATAGCCAAAGAACGAACAACAAAAGCGGCAGAAGGTGTAGGTATTTGGAGAAAATCGAAAGAAAATCCGCGATTGCGTATCAACAATAAAGCCGACCAAACCGAAATAAAAGAAAATACCCGTTGTGCCTTGTCTGTGTTAAAGTCTTTCCCTGAAATGGAATTAGGCATAAGACCTCACATAATCTCAAAAGACGGCATTAAAAATCCTGAATTTATTTCAGGTGATTATTTAGGAGATAGAAAGGGTATAACTGGTTTTAATAGTGTAAAAGATGAAATAAAAAAAGCGTTAAAACAAGGCTGCCAATTTGTAATTATTGATTTGGATGAACACCACTTAACACCCAAAATCAACGATTTAAAAAATGACATAAAAAACAAAATTGCAGACTTTGAAAGCGGGATATTAAAAGCCGTTTATATTGTCTTTAATGACAACGCAGTTGTAATAACAAAAGACCAATTTATAAAAGGTAAAGAAATAGCGGGCGAGAAAATAAGGAAAATATTAAACAGACTATTATAAAAACATAAAGGGGTATTACCCCCTTTATCAGATAGCATTACACTATCACCCCCAACTGAACTTGCACAAAGGCGCGTTGTCTTCGGCTATGCCCGAAAGCATTTAAGCACTGCAAATATAGAAATATTTTTTTTAACAACAAAATAATAATGCAAGAAATTTTAGAAAATAATATCTATCAAGGCGACTGCTTTGAACTTATAAAGGGTATTCCAGACGGCACGGTGGATTGTGTAATCACTGATCCGCCGTATGGAACAACCGCAAATAAGTGGGATAAAAAGGTTGATTTGGTCGCATTATGGAAAGAACTATACCGCGTAGCTAAACCAAACGCTGCTTTCCTTTTTAACGCTCAAATGCCTTTTGTCGTTGATTTGGTAAATAGCAATAGAAAAGATTTTAGATACGAATGGATTTGGGTAAAATCACAAGGAACCGGCTTTATGAATGCTAATAAAATGCCGCTTAAAATACACGAACAAATATTGGTGTTTTACCGCAAATTACCTATATACAACCTGCAAAAATGGCAAGGGAAGCCGGTTACTTACAAGGCGTCTAATGTTATATCAAAAAACTACAATAATCGCAAAATAGTATCTTATAATAACCCTACGGGGCTTCGGTTTCCTATTGATGTTATAAACTGCAAAAATGACAAAGACAGATATAATTCTACTATAAAAAACAAACCGCTTCACCCAACGCAAAAGCCGGTGGCGTTGATAGAATACTTGATAAAGACCTACACCAACCCCGGCGAAGTGGTTTTGGACTGTTTTCTTGGTAGCGGAACAACGGCGGTGGCAGCAATCAATACAGGCAGAAAATACATCGGCTTTGAAAAAGAGGCAGAATATATTGAAATGGCAAAAACACGTATTGAGGCACTACAATAGGCGACGTGGCCGCATAAATCTTCCCCAGAGTGAATATTTTCACTCTGGCTGGAAATTAATGACTTAGCGGCTGCTAAATACGCTTGGGATTCAATGGGAACATCACCTTTTTGGCGTTAATCGCCGCACCGCACCCGTAGAGACGCGATTAATCGCGTCTCTACAACCAAACGGGCAGACAATTGTTTAACAAAATAAAAAACGAGAAAAATGGAAAACACAACAGAATATCCGATAAAATACCATTGTACGGTGATTCAGGAGGAAATCACCGCACATAGTATAAAAGAATTTACCGACAAACTTTATAAACTCGGCTTTAATGATAACTCAGCAATAAAAATAAAGGCTGATATTTACGGAATTGTCAAAGAGAATGTGGAGTCCGAGGCTTTAACTTAATGGTTTTATAGCCTTGTTTGCGTAACTATCAGTGGTTCAACGTTACCAGAAAATCTGGTAACGCTTACAATAGTCTGTAATGCCATTATGTGAAAAAACACTATAATTTAAATAACCACATAAAACCGTAAAAAATGGAATTAAAAACATTAACAGAAGGTCTTAATATTGAACAAGATAAAAAGCTAACAGCAGAAGAAGCTATCAAAGATTGGCTCACCTTGTTGTTGTTGGGTATTATGTATATGTTCTTTGCGGCAATCGGCTTGCCTTTCCTTGTATTGGGGCTAATAGGCCGAGCAATAAAAACATTATTTAATACACGAAAAAATGATGACGTGGCCGCATAAAAGCGGTAAGAATGGACAGAACGGGCGGACACGCAGGTCCGCCCCAACGGACGCCACCGAAAACGGCGGCGGTTTTCAATTTTTAATTTTCAACTTTTAATTAATCATGGCAGAACCGATACTAAAACAGATGATGCGGGAAATAGCCGTATCGCTGGGAGATTTGTTTGATAAGAGTTTTGAAACTAAATCCTTTGGCGGAAAGGCTTGGCCGAAACGGATCCTAAACCATAAAGGCAGTCTGATGATGCAATCGGGTGCACTGAGACGCTCCATCAATGCCAAGGTAAGTGGGTTTAAGATAACTTTTACTTCCAATCTACCATACGCCAAAATTCACAATGAAGGCGGCAAAATAAAGGTGACAGCAAAGATGAAACGTTACTTTTGGGCGATGCACAAACAATACAGCAAAAAGGTAAAGAAACGCAAGAACGGTACTGTGATGAAAGCTTCACTCAAAAACAATGAACTGGCAGAGTTTTACAAGGCAATGGCATTAAAAAAAGTGGGCTCTGAAATCACAATACCTAAACGCCAATTCATCGGTTGGTGTGCCGAGGTGGACAGCCGTATCAAGAAAATAACAGACAAATATATCCCTTTGGCAATAGAGGAAGTAATGAACAAACGTAAAAAATAAACACTATGTTAACAGCTATTTATAACCATATAAAAACCGTTTTAACAGGTATTAAAACGGAGGAAGACAAGGCAGTGATAAAGACCGTTGATATATGGAACAATCAAACGGCATTACCACCAGAAGAACAGGCATTCAGATTGCCGGCGGTGTTTATAGAAATACCGGGTGCGGAATACGGACAACTACTAAATGGGCGTCAGATGGCAGAACCCGAAATAATACTCCATGTGATCACCGACAGCAGGAAAGGAAAATTAGAAACAGCCATGGAAATAAACCGCAGATTGTGTAATCTGATAAACTCTAAGCTATACGCCACAAAAAGCACGGTATCGGGGTCGATAATAAGGACACGAAGCGAAAACGACGGCAACTTTGATGAATGGATAGAAAACAGAGAAACATACCGCTGCTGTGCCTTTGATATTAGTGCTCAAAAAGTGTGGAGCAACGCCGAAATAGAAGAAATCAGAATAGCGACAATTGGATAGCAGCGGGGCGTGATTGTTTGCGTTGGGTATCTAATGATAAGTAATAAAAGAAAGTACGCTGCGAAATGCCGAACATCTTGAAAATATAAGTACGATATACCCAAAGTTTGCAACGGTCTTGACGTCCGGGTTCGTAATGCTCTTTAACAATGGATTGTATCTTTTCGGCTCTTTTAATAGTGGAAACATACATGGCAACCTCCTTTCTTTGGTGCAAAGATAATAAAAAAAACCGTCTTAAATAGGCGGTTTTTTTGTTGATTTATTTAGCGCGGAAATATCTACAAGACAAAGTATAAGGTTTTTTGTAACAGTAGATAAAAACACAAAAATCAATGCGCTTTTTGATTGTTCCTGTTTTATCTTTGAACCAATGACACTGCTGGCAATAGTGTTTAACTGTCATGGTTGTTTTTGTTGGTGGTTTTGGCGTTTCCATAGGCATTTTGTTTGAAATGTTTAATAGCTTCAGAGAGTCTGTAGTTTTGATTGAGTTCCACAAGTTCTAACCGTGCTTTGCGTTCAGCCTCCTGCATTTGGTATTCGATAACCGATTCGTTGAGTTTTTTTAGGGTTTCAGATTCAGACATCTCTTTGGGCATA